AGCAAGTTAAACCACATTTAAAATTAGGTCACAATGACGAGCAAACACTACTTGCTGCCGAGGGTTTGCCGGCCGCTGGTTGGGTTGGAAAACTTTATAGGCAAGGCGAAAAGTTAATTGCCGACTTTGTTGACATACCAGATAAGATTTATCAACTATTAAGTAACAAGGCATATCGAAAAGTATCATCAGAAATATATTGGAATATAACTTTCAATGGTAAAAAATATAAAAGGATGATGAGTGCAATTGCATTACTTGGTGCGAATATGCCAGCGGTTCAAAATCTAAATGACATACTTGCATTGTATGGATTAAAAGATTATGATACAATTAAAAATTATAGCGATGATTTTGAAACAAAGAAATACGACATTAACCACGGAGAGGATAACATGGAATTAGAAAAAGAACTAAATGAAGTGAAAGAAAACTTTGCAGCAAAAGAAGTTGAGCTTAAAGAATATAAAGAGCAAGTTGATGCCGATAAGATCGAATCCGAAAAAGAGGTTGCAGAACTTAAAGAATATAAAGAGAACGCAGAAAAAGAAAAAGTTGAGCTTTTAGCTAAACAATTAGAAACTGAAAATCAAGCATTTATTGATGGTTTGGAAATTTCACCAGCAATGCAACCACTAGTGTTTGCTTTGATTGATGATAAAAAAGAATATAAAAAAGATGAAAAAGTTTTTACCAATAAAGAAATAATCAAAGAATTATTTTCACTTAAAGGCGCATCCGACGTTAATCTAGACGAAGATTCAGAGGAAGGCGATAAAAAAGTTGTAGATAGTGTTGATGCTAAATTGGTTGAGATTAACAAGTATGCTGATGAAAACAAAGTTGAGTTTAATGAAGCGTACAGAATAGTAATGAGCAAATAAAAAATAAGGAGTTTTTTTATGGGAGCAAATATAGAATCATATGATGTTGCTGCAACGCTTGCATCGCAAAGAATTATTGCGGTATCTGGTGAGGGTGCATTTTATCCAACATCAACCGCAACACCAGTTGTCGGCATATCCATCGATACAGTAATCGATACAAATCAAGCTTTGCCAGTACAGAGCAACGGAATTGCAAAATTGTTATTTAACGATTCAGTAACGGCACGAGGTTTGGTCGGGGCAGATTCCGCGGGCAGAGCAATTCCATTCACACCAGCAACAATTGCCGCTTGGTGTATAGGTCAACTTTCGGGCGATAAGGTAGATACTACCGGAACCGTTGCGCAAGTTATTATTAACCCTCAATTTATCTCTCAAGATTCATAAGGAGTAGTTATGCCAAATCGAGGAACGGGACGAGAAGATGTTTTATTGCAAAACGTTGCAGTTAAATATAGATCGGCAGATTTTATCGCTGATGAAATTTTTTCACCAGCACCAGTAATGCAAGAGAGTGATAAATATAGAATTTATACAAGAGATTTCAGATTACCCCAAACAAAACGTGCCGGTGGTGCGAGTGCAAGACAAGCACAATTTGCGGTAACAACTGGATCTTATACACTTGAAAGACATGCCTTAAAAGATTGGAACGATCAAGATAAGGTTGATGGATATGAGGCCGCAGATCTTAGGGCTGATACAACAGAAATGTTGAGTGATAAGATTCTACGTAGACGTGAAAGATCTGTTTTTGAATTAATGACGAAAACATCTTTTTCTCTAGAAGTTAGCCTAACTGCAACTACCAAGTGGGATGAGAACACAACTCTATCAAATCCTTTACCGGTAGTTGAAACGGGATTAATTACAGTACTTCATGAATCAGGTTACGAACCAAACAGAATGGCTTTCAATAGATCAACATTGAAAAATCTTAAAGCTCATGTATCTATTCTTGATAGAACTAAATACACAAGTGCTGATATTACTGTTGATATGCTTGCCGCATTATTTGAGGTTGATAAAATTCTTGTATCCAAGGCACAGATTGACAGTTCTGCCGAGGGTCTTACAGAAGTTATCGGGCCAATGTGGGGAGACAATGCATTCTTAAGTTATAACCCGGGCAACCTAACGAAAAAAGCACCATCAACAGGCGCAATTTTTCAAAAGGCAAAGCCGAGAGTTAAAAAATGGTATGATGAAGATACCGATGCAGAGTGGATTGAGGTTGAGGAGCAATATCAAGCAAAGGTTATTGCAAGCCTAACAGGTTATTTAATTAGTAACGTATATTAATCATTTGACGATTATAAGGGGGCCAGTATATTATTTAATTTTACTGGCCCTTTTTATTAATCAAACAATGAGGAAATTATGGAAACCGAAAAAGCCGAACATATAGTTAAACTAGATAAGCAATCAAAAAAAGCTAAAAAAGCAAAAAAAGATGCAAAGAATGAAATGTGGTATGAGGTTAGAAATAATAAAATCATACAGAAAACAAAAAGTTCTATAAATGGAAATGTTTATAGTAAATATATCGGCAATGCTACAAAGCACGCTGGTGAATTGGCAAAACTTAAAAAACAAGGCCTAGTTAGATAATGGGTTTATACGCGACATTTACAAGCTTGCAAACCAAGATGATTGGTACAAACTTTGATACACTAACAACTAGTTTAGCTACTGCCGTTTTAGATGAATCAACAAATGAAATAAATAAATATTTATCTAAACGATATGATTTATCATCATCACCATTTGATATATTTGCGAATATACCGCCGGTAATTAGAACCATTTCAGAGTGGTATGGTATGGGCCGAATGTATGAGGATATGGCAAGAGGTGGTGAGGATGCATACGTACGTGCCGATAGATATTTAAAAAAAGCAATAGCAAACTTAGAAGATATTAGAGATAGTAAGGTTGATCTTTTTGATACTGCCGGATCTATTGTTTTAGAAATGTCTAATAGTTCGTTTGCTGTATATACAAATTCAGATGATTATGAATCAACATTCAATGAAGATGATCCGTTGAATTGGAAAGTTGATCCCGATAAATTAACAGATATAAGTTCCGAAAGGGGTTAGTATGGTTAAACAGGCCGCAACCTTTCAAAGTAAAAAAGCAGAAAAGTTTTTTGATGAGCTTGCCGATAATTCAAAAGATGTTGGCAATAGAAAAAAGAATTATATGAAGGCCTTGAGTATTCCGGTCTTTAATGATGTGATGGATCATTTTGCTAAAGAAATGGGGCCGAAATCACCGTGGGGAAACTGGACGCGCATGTATGCTAAACACATGGAAAAAAGAGGTCGAGGCGGTAATAAAATATTGCAAGACAACGGACGGTTGAGGCAATCTTTTTTAATGAAAAATCATAGAAAAATTTCAAATGGAATTTTATGGTTTAATCCAGCAAAGACAAGTAAGGGTTTTCCTTATGCCGCACATCATGATGCTGGTAAATCAACCAGTAATGGAAAACCAAGGCCGTTTATGTGGTTATCAAATAAAGCAATGGATGGCATTGGTAAAATTACGTTAGGCTTTATGTTAAAAGGAAAATAATATGGGAGTTGTATTTTCAGTAAGGGGCGATGATTTAGACGCGTATCACAGTAGTGCAGAAAAAAGTCCGGTGCTTGCAAGTAATGTGAATATCCTTCCAAGGGTTATTGATGATGCAACAACCGGCGTTATTGGCGGTAAAACAATTGAATTTCCAAGTACAACTGGTTTTAGGTTTGCAGGATATAACGCGAGAGAAAATTTACCAACAAACGGTAAAATTTCAATTCTTTGGAGATTTCAACCATTGTGGAGTGGCAACCCGGGCGGTTTAAGATCCATGTTTAAAATTAGTGCTGGCACATCAAACGCCAATGGATCAGGTCGGATCGTTACATGGTGGAATACAGGCGGATCAATTACCGCGCAAGTCAATGATTGGAAGGGTGGAAATAGAATAAACGGAAACTCTAATTATCTAAGTATGACGGCGGGCCAAGTTTATGATTTTGTACTGACGCATGATGGCGAGGCAACGGCGGGCGCGTGTGAAATGTTTTTAGATGGTGTAACATTAACATCAATCAGGTCAAGTATATTTACTGGAAATATAAATCAAAACAATCTGCAAGTAATTGCCATTGGTGATGGTACAAGCTTTGGATCACCCCCACAGTCGCAAGTTAATGAGTTTGTCATATGGGATGAAATAATTGATCCAACACCGAGTGGATTAAATTTAATTGGATCTGCAAGATCTGAATTTATTACAACAACCGCATTTGATGGTGCAAATTATACAGATCCAACCGTTGGAAAAGTATCAGATGATACAAGTTATATTTTTGCCGGCAACACACTAACTGGAACCGTTGGCGCATCAGTTGATCCGGGGGTTGTTAATGTCAGAGAGAACATTGAGTATAAAATCGATGGCAGCACATTAACCGGTATACTAACAACACCAACACCGGCAAGTGGTGCCGCTGGCACTATTGACATAAATAGTATAAAAGAAAATATTAGGTATGTTTTAGAACAAGCTAACACAATAACGGCCTCACCTGTTTATTTGTCTGACAACCTTGCAAATGATGCAAAGGTGCAAAACGTATTCAAGATCCATCCAGAAAATATTCCAGTACAGGCAAGTAAATTTCCATTTGTTACTGTTTATACAGATGGTAAGATAATTACACCAAGGACCATTGCAAAGAATCAACTATCAGGAAAAAAAGAGGGTACATTAGAGTTTCAAGTTGTTGGCGCACTATGGAATGATAACTACACAAATTTTGATGAAGATCCGGCAGATGAGGACATTGAAAACTTAATGGAAAATATAGAGTTAACATTGCGCGCATATTCAAATCTTGGTGGTACGGTTTTATTTGCACAATCAAAATCAGTATCATATCATAACCTACCAATCGATGAAAAAAATCACCTAAGGGCCGGCATGCTAACCCTTGAGGCAAAAATTTTATACTAAGGAAAGTTATGGCGATTACAACGGATGAAATTAAAAGCCAATCACTCGCAGCTTACAACCAATGGTGTAAGCAATGGCGAACGCAAGCAAAAGAAAACTCTAAATATAATATGAAAACTTTTGATGATTTTGTTAATGTCGGGGTTGGCAAAGCGGTTTTATGTGTGGCCAATGGTTATTCGTTACAAGAAAATATTGAAACAATTAAAAAATATAAAGACAATGTTGATATACTTTGTTGTGACAAAACCCTAGGGACATTAATTGACCATGGGATTAAACCAACGTATTGCATGGTATGCGATGCCAACGTTGATTATGAAAAATACATGAAACCATGGGAAAATCAACTAGATGGAACCATCTTTTTTGGTAACGTATGCGGCAATCCTAAATGGTCAGATAATGGAAATTGGAAAGATAAATATTTTTTCGTTAATAAAGACATTCTAAAATCAGAGCAAGAATTTTCTGAATTATCAGGTTGTTGGAATCATATTCCAGCGGCAACCAATGTCAGTGGTGCAATGGTGGTTTTATTAACTCAATGCGATAATAACTTTAAAAACAATCACTTTGGTTATGATAAGATATTATTGGTCGGGTTTGATTACTCATGGAAACGAAATAACTATTATGCATTCAATGATGATGGTAGTGGTAAGGATAATTATATGCGTCACATATCTGCCGTTAACTTGGATGGTGATATGTGTTTTACCAGTAATAATTTATTGTTCTCAATGAAGTGGTTGGATCAATATATTAAAACCTTTCAATTACCAGTGGTGCAATGTACGAAAAACACTATATTATCACTTAATAAAATGTGTGATCTGGTAGAACAAATGCAATATAAATACAAAAGAGATGATTACAAGATTGTAAAAGATGCTATAATATTAAAAGACAAATTAACTAAAGAGTTAAAAACACTTGATGGAAAACTTGCCAAAATTGGTCAAGATCATTTCAGGTCATTTTTAGCAACAACATAGGGGTAAAATATGGCAGTCGGACAAGGATCGTTAAACTCACCATTATCATACGTGGCAATTGGTAGGGAAACAACATTAGGTACATATACAACATGTACGGCAGCAATTGATTTTTTAACTGCAAGTTTAAAAACCACTCAAGAGAAAAAAATCTTAGAGGAACTAACTAGAAAAAGATTTAACTCTAAAATAATTAATATGGGTAAAAAAATTGAGGGTGATTTAGAGTTTTATTTTTATCCAGAGGTTGCAAGTTGTAATTATATTTTGCAAAACGCAATGGGTGGGTCAATTACAACATCTGTTTTAAGTGCTGGATCTTCATACCTACATCAAATTGACACTGGTGTCATGGGTTTAACTTATAGCTCACTATGTTTAAATCAAAGAAAAGGTGATGCCGCCGGCGCAATGATTTATGAATATAAAGGCGCAAGAGTTAATGAGCTTGTATTAAGTGCTGAACTTGACGATGCTTTAAAATGCAAGGCAAGCGTGATTGCATTTGATTCCACAATGAATGCGAATGATGTTGAATCAGCTTTAACAGCAACATGCACAGATGCACTTGATTTTATCAATGGCCGGTTTAGTGTTGAGACAACTTTTGCAAGTTTAACAAGTTCAAGTTTTTGGCACATACAAAGTTTTGAATTAACTTTAAATAATAGCTTAAAAGCCGATAATGAATCAAGGCGAATTGGATCTGATATTTTAGGAGTGCTACCGGTTGGTATGGGATCGGTTGAAATGACTGCTACCGTTAGGTTTGACACTACAACGGCATTTGATGCCATGATTGCAAAAACTCAATTTAGTGCAGAGTTAGAATTTTTAGGTAATTCAATTACCGGATCTGAAACTAGACGAGGATTGAAAATCCAGTTACCAAAGGTTTATATTGCCGATGCTGGTGATCCAGAAATTGGCGGGCCAGATGAAATATTACAAAGTGAAATCACATTTTCAATTTTAAATGATTGTTCAAGTACAACCGGCTTTGCAATTAGATCACTTGTTACAAACGGTGTTGCGGATTACGATTAATAATTATGTTTAATATATTTAAAAGAAAAAACTTGAAAGATGTATTGAATGCCACGAAGAAAATAAAACTTTGTGGCGTTCTTTTTGAGATTAAAAAAATTAATGGTCTTGCTTATTTGGATGGTTCAAAAAGTTTAAAAAAATCATATGATACATATTCAAAAGTTAAAAATGATATTAGTGAATCATCAATTAAAAAAGTTCAAGAGCATTATACAGATGTGTTTATGAATGGTGTTGTTAAGCCAGAATTATCAAGAAAAAATGACGGTGATGAAGTATGTGTGAGAGAAATATTCTATGATTGGAATTTAGCTCATGAGCTATACAATGAGATTATGGCCTTCACATATGGTAAAAAAAAAATGAAATAATTAGACTATCAAGAGAAAAACTAGTTGAGTTAGATGCTATATGCAAGAGATACGGAAAACTACCACACGATGTTGCAAAGTTAAACGCTGATGATTTTCAGTTAGTTTTATTAACTGCAACATGTGGTGCAAAGCATGAGATAGCAGAGGCCAAAAAGCAAGGACGCAAAAATGGCAAATAAAACAGAAGCCACCCTAACATTAAAAGTAAAAGATTTAGCTACTAAGAAACTAGATGGTTTCAGATCTTCATTAAATAAAATAAAAGGTAGAATAACCTTTGCCATTGGTGCGATTGTTGCCCTTGGTGCTGCAATGGGCGGGTTAGCTTTAAAGGCATCGGAACTTGAGGAAGTTGAAAAATCCTTTCAAGCATTGGCAGCAAGTCAAGGCGAGAGTGCCGATCAAATGCTCGATAAGATGCGAGAGTTATCAGTTGGGACAATAACAGATCTTGAGTTAATGAAAAAAGCAAACAATGCTTTATTGCTTGGATTACCAGTTGAAAGATTTGGTGATATGTTAACCATCGCAAGAAGTGCATCAAAGGCCACCGGTCAATCAATGGAATTTATGCTTAATTCAATTGTAACTGGCTTGGGCCGTGGTTCTAAATTGATGTTGGACAATTTGGGTATACTGGTAAATACAGAAAAAGCACAAACAGACTATGCAAGATCAATTAAAAAATCTGCCAATGAGTTAACCGAGCTTGATAAAAAGCACGCGTTTTTAAATGCCGCACTTAAAACCGGAACCGATAACGTCGAAAAAGCCGGTGGTTCAACTATAAGCTTAAGAGACCAATGGGCACAATTAAAAACAAGTATTATTAACATGTCACTTGAGCTTGGTAAAAAGTTCATTCCAGTAATGTCGGCAGCAATTGGCATTATAAATAAATCATTTACAGCAATTACAAAACTTGGAGATGTTGCCGAAACTACATGGAATTTTTTAGCAAAGGCAGCGGCACCATTTGGCGGTTTATTATTATTAACAGAGCAAACCATTGATCAAAATGAGGAACTAAAAAAATTAAACAAAACTCTTGGTGAACAAATAAAAAAGAAAACAGAATTAAAAACGGCAAACGATAATGTGAAAAGCTCAAACGAGGGAATGACTGCCGGAATGGATATTGCCAAACAAAATAGTATGGCACTGGTTGCTGCACAAGAAATAGAAATACAAAAAACAAGAGAAAAAATTGCAGCAATAAATGAATTGGTTGCGGCAGATAAGGCAGCAACCGCCGCATCGGTTGCAGAGCTACAAAAGAAAAAAGACGCCATTGCAGCGGCGGCAGAAATAAAAGCAGAGAGTGACGCAATTGCAATTGAGCTTGAACAAGTACGAAAAGAGCAGGCCATAGAAAACGAACAAATTTTCAGAGATGCAATGATGGATCTTACTTTGCAAGCTGAAAATGCAAGGTTAGATGCGATATTACAAAGCAATGTTTCACACGATGTAAAGGTTGATGCTTTAAATAAAAAAAGAGAGTTAAAAGAAAAAACAATATTACAAGCAAAGAAAAACAGAGAAACTGCATTTGCAAAATTTCAAAAATTCATGCAAGGCGAACAGGTAAAAGGCGCGCAAGCTTTTTTTAGTTCAATCCAAGGTTTAGCAGAATCAAAAAATAGTTTTTTAGCTGGCATTGCAAAGACGGCAGCAATTGCAAATATTGGAATTACAACCGCAAAGGCAGCAATGAATAATTATGCATGGGCCTCAAGTTGGGGTGGCCCGGGTGCGGGTGCGGCAGCGGCAGGGTTAGCAATTGCGGCGGGATCTATTCAAGCGGCAAAGGTTGCGGGCGTTCAACTTGCAGAGGGTGGTATTGTTAAATCATCAGTTGGCGGCACGCAAGCAACCATTGGTGAGGGCGGACAAGACGAGGCCGTAATACCATTACCAGATGAGGGTGGTTTAGCTGGCACTACAATTAATATTAGTGTGGGCGCAATGATGGGTGATTCATCGGAGGCAACCGAGTTTGCAAAAATGATTGATCAAGAATTATTTGAATTACGAAAAGCGAATGAAAGTCAAGCATTCGATGAGGCATTGATATAATGGAATTTTTAAAACCAAATATAATTTTAACATCAACATCAATTGTTGTTGGGTCTAATACGTTGGCAGCAAAAAATATATTGAACAGAGATTTAACATTTCAATATACAACTGATGGCCTAAATGATGACTTGACAACTGGTAGTGTTACTTTGAGTTTCGATTCAACAACTACAATTGACCGCATCCCATTAATGGGAATTAATTTAAAATCTTTCACAATGTTTTACAATGGCTCAACTGCAAACACTTTTGCTATGACAACAACGGCCAATACAACTGTAAGTGATTGGATTACAAACGGTGAAACGTCAATATATTTAATGGTTACGCCGGTTGACGTTACCAGTGTTACAATAGACATGAAAACAACAATGGTTGCAGATCAAGAAAAAGCAGTTGGATATATTTCATTAAGTGAGTTAAAATTAGATTTTCCACAAATACCAAGTGCAAAAGATTATACACCAATATTTTTACCGAAAGAAGTTGTGCATAAATTATCTGATGGTGGTACAAGAATACATTTTGTTGATGAAAAAAGATCGGTTGGAATTAAGCTAAACAATATAGAACAATCGTTTAGAGATGATTTAAAAACCATAAAAGATGAAAGAAGTAAATTTGCATTTGCTGGTTTTGGAACGTCTACCGGTTGGGATGAATTTTACTTTGAATGTGTATGGCCGGGCAAGTTTGAATTTTACAAACATTCAGATAGTGCGTTAGAGGCGGGATTCAAAGGTAAAATTGATCTAAGGGAAATATAAATGGTAAGCACGTTAACCAAGGAAATTGGCAAGGCGCATTCAAGATGTTTTAGACGATGTTTTATAAAGCGTCGTGGTGCGGTTACGGGCGCGTTTGAATCTGATTGGTTCGAAATTTCTGATGATGTAAAAAAATGGGGTAAAATTGGATCGTCTGTTGATGTTAAATCAGCAAATAAAATAAAATTTAATAGTGTTAATTTAAAGTTTGCAAATGATGATGGGAAATATAATTCCGAGGATTCGCCATCATCTTACTGGTTCGGTTATGCAAACCAACAAAGAACCTTATTAAAAATTGAATATGGTTTTATTGATCAATCTTTTACTGATGGCGTTTGGAGTAGTTCGGAATTTCCACAATCATCAAGATGGGGCTTATCCAAATGGGGCAAGTTCTCATGGGGTGCAACATCAAAAACATTTGCCGGCTTAATCTCTGGTGATCAACCAACATCAGATAAAAATGAGGCCGCATTAAAAATAAAACCATTAACGCAAGTTTTCGTGGATTACCCGGCAGAGCGTATCGATGGTTGGACGGCAACGGGAATTACAGCATCTAAGTTTATTGAGATGTTGAGAGACCAAACAGACGGTTCAAGTAATTTTGTATTTAGGCCATTCTTTGGAAATAGTGTTGGCGGGTTTGACATTGCCACCACAACGAATATTTATCCCAACCTAAATACGTCAAGCGCAAAAGATGTTATTGACAAAACATGCTGGCAAGTAATTGAAAAACTATCACAGGCTGAAAATTATATACCTCAAATAAAATCTGGTGAGATATTTAAATTTGGCCCAAAAGACATTACAACAACAACTAGTTTTGATTTTTATGGTGCTGGTACACCGAACAACGAACACCCTATAACAATAAAAAAGATAAATAAATATGGCCCAAAATTAAGTAATTATTATTCTAGGGTACAATTAAGGTATATTGATACTGATACGGAAACATCATATCAAACCGCCGAATCTCAAATAGAGGTGGCCGGCGGCAATGCGCCATGGAATTATGGATACAGAACATTTGGGTTTGAAAATACATGGATTACGGATACTATAACGGCGGCAACAATTACAGATAATTTATTTTCAGAGCTTGGCGCATTAAAAAAAGAGCTTGATTTTAACGCGTCATTTATTCCACAATTAGAAATTCTTGATTTTGTCAGTGTTACGTATGATAGCTCGCCGATTGATGGTATTAGTTTATGGGATCAAAATTCATGGGATACCGAGTTGACATGGGATGCATCCACGGGCGATAATATTCAAATAAGCAATGAAGAATTTAAAATAATATCTGTTACAATTGACTTGGATAAATTAGAAACTAAATTTATATTAAGAGAGACTTAAAATGCCAAACACAATCACAACTTATAATATTTTTGCCTTTGATACCACCGCCGATGAAACGCAAGTTAATACAAATTTCTCAAATCATCGCGGAACGATTTTACCAATTGATCCAACATTGGCGGCGGCAAGTGATCAAGCATATGATATTGGTACAAGTGAGCACCGATTTAAAGATGGTTACGTTAAGCCAATTTATGAAATTGCGACAAAGACGGCAACGGCAACATTAACAGCAAGTGAGCAAATAATTTTAGCAGATGCAACCGGCGGGGCTTTTACGATTACATTACCAACGGCAACCGGTGATGCTGGTAGATGGTTTGATATAAAAAAAATAAGCAGCAATACAAATGCAATAACAATTGCAACAAGTGATGCCGAAACGATAGACGGTGCAACGACTGTTTTAATGCCATCAAAAGAAAATAAAATAAAAGTTGTCAGTGATGGCACCGGGTGGCAGTCGGTTATTAGAGAAATTCCAATTATTGAACTAAGGCAAGACACCGGTGGCGATAGTGCCAATAACAATATACAAATATCTGTTGATACATTAGTCAAATCAACACATGGCGCGCTTGATTCTAATGGCACATTTGTTGCGCCAATTGATGGCGAGCTTAAAGTGAGAGTTGACTATTTGCTTGATGATGTTTCGGCGGCAAATGCAACACAATATTCTGGAATATCTTTTAAGTTGAATGGCAATGAATACAAAAGGACACTAATAAAAGCTAGGACAACTTCATCCGTTGGCCCTAATATTGGCGGTGAGGCCATGATTCCAATTGTTTTTGGTGATTCAGTTTCGTGTTATTTCTTTGAAAACTATACGAATGCACTAGTTAGAGCAAGCAGCATATTATATAATACAATAGACTGTACAATGAAGGGGTAAGATGGAATTAATATCAATAACAAGAGATGATGGCAAAACAAAAAAAAGAACTGGCAGTATTATCGATAATGACGATTGGTTAGCAACAGTAATGCGTGGCTCTTTTTGGGATGGTTCATGCGTGATTGACAGAGGTGATATAACTGCCGAGTACAATTCCGAGCAAATCGAACTAACGCAGCACCAAGAAAATATCATTTCAGCAAAAGCAATGTTAAACAATATAAATAATTCAACAAAACCAGCATGGGAAAAAAAGCTTTTAAAAACTTTAATCAGACATAACTTTGGAAAATAATTATGCCAAATACAATCACAACTTATAATACTTTTGTTGCATCAACAAGGGCAAAATCACAACAAGTAAATGAAAACTTTAATAATTACCGTGGTGATTTAATTCCTATAAATATTGATACTGCAACATCGAGTACACTGGTTCACGATCTTGGACAAAGTGATCATAGGTGGAATAGTGGATATATTAAGAAAATTATATTAGGCAGCACATCGACGAGTTGGTCGATTGAGGAAAGCACAACAACTGGCGATGCCATATCATTTAAACACAATAGCGTTGAAAAATTTAAAGTGCATGATAATAGTTTTTTTGTAACAATGAGTGGTGTTATTGCATCGGCAAACACCAGCGGCACATGGTTTGTTAGTGGTTCGACTATAACGGTTGCCATAACGGATAATACTAATTATATAGAAGCAGGAACCGTCAGTAATAACAATGGCGGCAGATCATTGATTACAGCATCAACAACGGCGCAATATATAAACAGTTATGTATCAATATTGATTGACGGCGCAACGGTTGCCGGCGCGGGGTTTGAACATTACTCAACAACCAATACCGGCGGCGTACATATTGGCATACCGGTATCATCGTTTAGAGTCTTGTTTAACGGTGTCACCGCTGGATCAAGGAATTTTTCACTAAGCATCCACCCTATAAGTTCCGGCCAAACGTTTAGGCTGTCAAACCTAAAAATGTATGTTAGGGGTATTGGTTAATGAAAAATCTTTTATACAGATTAAAATATAATTACGGCAGACATTTTAAATTAAATATACCTGTTGATATTTCATTGGAGTTATCATCATTTTGCAATCTTAAGTGCCCGTATTGTTATCATGCAGATTTTGGAAAAATCGATCCTGAATTAGAACCATTTAAGCGTGGTTATATGGAAAAAGAAATTGCAGAGAAAATAATTTATCAAGGTGCAACACTTGGAGTTAATAGCATAAAGATTAATTGGAAAGGCGAATCAACGCTGCATCCAGACTATCCATATCTTTTACATTTAATTAAAAGCCTTGCCGATGGTTCAACTTACATGGATAGATTAACCAATTCAAATTTTGCATTCAAAAAAAATAGAGATGAAATTATAAGAGCGTTAACGTGCCAAACAAAAGTTAAAGTATCTTTTGACTCTTTTAGAAAAGATGTTTTTGAAAAACAAAGAGTTGGCGCGAACCATGAGCTTGTTTTAAAAAATATAGATGATTTCTATAACCACCCAAAGCGAAAAGATACACAACTAATTATACAGGCCGTACGCACTGACCTAAATAAAAATGAGGACATTGAATCAGAGGCAAAAAGATGGTGGCCAGATGCCGAGGTGTCAATACGTGATATGGTCGAGGGTAGAACCGAAAATAATATAGATGAGCTTGTTAATAAAGAGAGAGATTTCTCTGAAAGACAACCATGCAAACAAGCGTTTGTTAGATTAATTTTTGACCATGAGGGGAATGCATCCCCATGTTGCCCTGATATAACAGGCAGATTACATTTTGGGAATATAAAAGATCGTTCGATATATCAATTGTTTAACTCTCCCCAAGCGCGTCAATTAAGAAAAAACTTGATTAATGGAAAAGCATTTGATTTAATGCCATGTAAGACATGTAGTTCATTTGAAAGTTTTAAAAATTATAAAGCCAATTGGCAATCATAAAAAAGAGTTAAAAAAATGGGAACCAAAGCAGGAATAATAATTTGTTCTCGGACAGATTCAAGCCGCATACCTAAAAAATGTTTTGTTGACATATGTGGAAAACCATTACTGTCAAGGCTT